TGGAGGTGTATTATAATGACTTAGACAAGGATATAACCAACGCATTTGAACGAGTTATATCACAAGACCGTGAGTGGGTTAAAACCCTTATTGTTTCACGTACAGAGTTTACCGAGATTAAGGATAAAGAAAACAAGACAACAGACGACTTTTTGAAGTTGCTGATTAACTCTTTCGGTAATAAAAAGAGAGATTATTTATGTTCTAAAGAAATTTCAGATTTAAAATATAATCTAGCTAAAGAAATAATTGAAAAGCATGACGTTTTTAGTGGTTATAAACAGACAGAAACATATAAGAAAGTTATTTCTGGGGCAGAATGGAATTGGTTTAATAAAAAAAAGAGTCAATCACTTGAACAACTTGGAGAACTTGGACAGCTTGAACGACTTCAACAAATAAATAAAGTAAAAGCAACGAGTAAAAGCTATCAAGACTTTAGCAAAGTTTCTGGTGCTATCTTATATCTTGACCCACCTTATGAGGGTACATCACACGAAGGATACAAGGGCAAAAAACAAAAGAGAATAGTTAAACCTGAAGTTTATAAAGAAATGCGTGATAAGCTATTAAAACTAGAGAAAGGAACAAAGATAGAGCATGACAGTTTTATTTTTTCTCTTGGAGTTGATGACAATAACAAAAACAGAATGTATTACAAGGACGTTAGTTCACCTTTTGATAGTAAAGAGTTTTATGACTGGGCATTTGAAATGGCCAAAAATAATATCGTTATAATTTCAAGTTATTCAATTTCTGACGAACGCTTTGAAACTGTATATTCTTTTGATAAAGCACGTAGCACTTTGCAAGGTGGAGAAAACAGCAAAAGGAAAAATGAAAAGCTGTTCATGGTTAAAAACAGTTAATATTTGACAAAGTAAAAGTAATTTGATAGAATGTAATTATGAAAGAGGTGCAAAGATGACAGCTGAAGAAATAGTACAAAACTATCAAGTGAAATTGTTAAAGATTATATTTAAAGAGATTGATAGCCTGATGAAGAAAAAAGAAAAGGCTGATATTAACGCACAAAAACTTGCTGAAAATGGGTACTCTGTGAGAACGTCAGCACACTGGAAGTCATTAGGTAATGCAGAGTTTCACATTAAAGAGATGTATGAAAAATTGAGTGCTTTAGCTGAAATTGATAGACTATTCCATTGGTCAAGTCGTTTACATCAAGAACAATTGCAATTTGTTAGTAAATACCCTAATGTTATGGAAAAATACAGACAATCAAACTAAGGAGAACAAAATGAAAGATACAGTAAAAACTTTAATGATAGTTGCAGGTGTCGGCTTTACACTTATCGCTATCACTTGGATAGGTATAATCGCAACGTTGCTTATTGCATGGCTTGGAGGTAACATCTAATGAATTTTAAAGAAAATAAGCACTATGCTAATAAATACGGTGTAGAACTTAACGAATACTTGAAACATAATTTTAACTACGAAGAGCTTGTAGGGTGGTATACAATGCAGGTATTGAAGTATCTAGTAAGAGCTGGCAAGAAAGAGGGCGAAAGCTACGACAAAGACCGTAACAAGGCTTTAGACTATGCCAAAGAACTAGCTAACTTAAGTAACGAGAATGAGCTTACAGAGTACACTACTGACGACATTATGGGCTTTATACAAGATATAGCCGATGATTTCAAACAATGGAAAGACGAAGAATAATTGAAAATAAAGTTTATGCTTGACGGTATGAACTTTTTTTGATATAATCAATACATAGAGTTAAGAAAGAGAGAAAAACAATGAACGCACAATTAGAACAAGTATTAGAATCAACAATAGGTTTCCACGGTTATTATATATACAATAATATTGACATTGTTGAGAAACTATTAAACAAAGAAATTGATATCAAAGGAGTTAAAAAAGTGATAGCAGATCTTGAATGTCATAGTGAAGAATATAGTGATTTAACTTTAAAAGTATATGAATTAATAGGAAACGTCAGAGGATTCCACGAAGAAAGTTATATACATCAATTAATTAAAAAAATTAAAGTTGTGGTGTAATTTATATCACTTATCAAGTCAACAAAGATTAAACATAAAGACAGGAGTAATTGGATAATGAAAGATGAATTTACATACTACACAGTATCTTGGATATTGGAAAAAGAAATTAAATCACGTAAGTTTTATGACAAAAAAGAGGCTTTAAAATGGAATGAATTACTTCCAGAAGAACAAAGATATGAAGTTAAAAAGCATACAGAAATAATTGAGGTTATAGCATAATGACAAACGAAGAATTATATGAAAGAATCACTAGCGTACTAAAAGAGCAAGGAATCGGAATGGCACAGCTTGAGTTAAAAGTTAAAGCTGAAACAGGTAAATACCCTAACCTAAAAGTAACTAAATCACGCTTGAGTTTACCGCATACCGTAGCATTCCCTTATCTTACTATGTTTTTCAATGATGATGAAATGCACGAGCTTACACTTAAAAAGATTGATAGGGCAGGAGATAACGGAGAAGCATTTGACTTATTAGATGAGTTATTGGCTAGTTTAAAGCCAAGTAAAGAATATCTGTATAAGCAACGATTGAAGCGTAAAATGCAAAGGGAGGCAATGAGATAATATTACACGAATACACAAGTAAAATAAATAGGTCAAAATATCCACAGCAAACAGCTAGAAAGATTGCTAATGACCTAAGCAAGAAAGACTGCTTCAATAATTATCTAGTTAGCTTTGAGCTTGGTTCTAAACGGTATATTATTGAAAAATTTGAAATTAAAGGAATGAATAGATGAAGCGTTACTATGTAGAAGAAGAAGACGGCAAAGAGATTAAGCGAAAACTAACAACTTTTGCTAACGATGATTTAACACAGCTTTCAGATGATGAATTAGAAACATTATATTATGAATCATCTGCTCAATTTTTAGCTAAAGCAATGCACTTTATGAAGATTGAGAACGAACTATTTTCAAGAAAGAATGTAACTGTAAGTGATGAAATTCTAATAAATGCTGGCAATAATATTATTGAAGCTATTAATCAGGTAAGCAACTGAAGCATAAAAAGGAGAGTAATTATTTTTATATTAACAGATGATACAATAAGAAGTATAACGTTGATTCAATTCGCTCATAAAAGGGCGGATAAGGGCTTTAATGATATTGTGGAACAATTATATGAACAAGAGTTTAAAACGCAAGAGAAGGCAAAATATGAGCATATAAGGCAAGCTAAGGAGAAAGCACTTGAAGAACAACGAATTGAAGATGAAAAACGAGCCGAAGCTGACAGAATTGCAAGAGAAAACAGTCAGGAACCTGAACAAGCTAACGTTGAAGCAACGCAAGGAATTAGTAGAGGAGATGAAGCACCAAACGAAGCAATTAATGGAAATATTGGGAATGATTGGTCAAGCGTAAGCCCAGAAATAGCTGCGAATTATATGTCAAGTAAGACAGGAGTAAGCGCTAGTAAATGGCTTGATGTTATTTATAAGGAATCAAGTGGAAACCCTTATGTTGAGAATGAGCTATCATGCTGGGGACTATTACAGATAATGCAAAGCGTACATGGGCAAGTATCTAATTTAAGTCCTCAAGATTATTTAGATAAAGCAGTAAGTATATACCAAGGTTCAGGTGGAACTGCATGGGCTACTTGGTAAAATATAAAATAGATAGCAAATTAAAAATCAAAAAATAGAAAGTAGGATATCTTCATTTACAAAAGAAAAACAGCTATAAAGCTGTCTTTTTTATATTATTTTTTTAGTTTACTTTTCCATACTCTGCTTCAAATTCCTTTTGATACATAATAGTTTCTGGTAACTTAATCGCTCCAAATTTACCTTGGAAACCACCAAGCATACGTGTTGTTTTAATATGTCGTACTGAAACTCCGTTACATACATACCAATTTTTAGTGTCTTTACAATTAATTAGAAACATTTCAATTTCTCCGCTTTCTGTTGTGTTATTGTTATTGCTTACAGTTTGCCCTGTAAGACGCTTATTTAGTTCTGCGATAAAGTATGAGCGACAGCTTTCTACCGTGCCACCATGTGCCTCTACGGAACGTCTAGGGCATGAAGTAGATGATAACTCCTGATGTAGCTTCAC